GGCAAGATATACGAAATAATGTTGTGACTGCTATTGAGGCATTAAGAACAGCAATAGAAACTATAATAAATTGGTACAACCAGCATAAATTAGCAATAGAAGTGCTTTTGGTTACACTTGGTTCATTTGTGACTGCTATAACAATAGTTAGAACTGCTATGTTAATATATACTACAGTAATGACTATAGCTACAGCTATAAGTGGTGGATTTGCTGCAGTGTTAGCATTTATAACTAGCCCAATTGGACTTATAATTATAGGACTTACAGCTTTAATTGCTTTAGCTTATGCTTTATGGCGAAATTGGGGGACTTTAACCGCTCAAGGTACTTGGCTTGGAGATACATTGCGATTTATTGGGAATATGGCAAAAAGTGCTTGGGATGCTATTAAAGGATTTATAGACACCTTATCTAAAATTAAAATGCCAAGTGAATTACAAAAATTGATAGATGGATTTAATGCTATAAAACAAGTAGTGGGTGGTAAAATGAGTTCAATAGGTGATTTCTTAAAAGGTAAAATACCTGGATTTGCTAATGGAGTCAGAAACTTTGGAGGTGGATTAGCTGTAGTAGGTGAGCAAGGTCCGGAACTTGTCAATTTACCAAAAGGAGCTGATGTATTTACTAATCAGGAAAGCAGACAAATGGTTGGGGGTGCTGGTATTACAATTGAGAACATGAATATTAAAAATGGAGCTGATTGGGAATATGGCGCACAATTCTTAGCTCAAAGATTAAGATTATCATAATGGCAACAGAAACATTACAATTTAACGGGATTACAGTTGGAATAGGTGGAAACTATCATCTTGAAACTTTAGAGGGCTTATTATTAGGAAATATTGAGTTTAATAGCTATCTTATACCTCAGACTAATAGCTCTAAAATAGTCTCTAACTATATCAAATCTAAGATTATAACTATAGACATAGGTGTCAGAGGAAATGATCTAGCTGACTTCTATGTCAAAAGAAAGGCTTTGCTTAATGCAGTCTATCCTCAGGCTAATGAATTAGTAGAATTTACCTATACTACAGATGAAGGGGATATTTATGTATTTAATGGAGTTTTAAGGGGTGTCCCTGCTGAGAATACAAGAGCTGGGGCTTATCAGGTGCTTGGTTTCTCATTTTATATCCCAGATGGGCAAATTAGAGGAAGCATTCTTAATTCACAAACATTATCTCAGGCTGGGGTAGCAACTGGAGCTGTATTGCCTTTTACTTTGCCAGTATTATTAGGAACTGCTACAGGTGGAGCTACAATTAACAATGCAGGGAATGGATATGCTCCAATCAATATAACTATTACAGGTCCAGGAACAAACTTTACTATTCTTAATCAAACAACTAATCAATCAATGAGTATAGATAATTTATCTTTAATCTCTGGACAAACGATAGAAATTGATGGAACTGCTCAAACTGTTAAGCAATCTAATGTCTCAATATACCAATATGTGACCAGTGACTCAGTCTTCCCTACTTTAGCACCTGGCAATAATAATCTTGCTTTTTATGTAGACACTGGAGCCACCTCAAGCACTCAAGCAGTAATAACTTGGTATAACACTTATGTCGGAATATAAATATATACTTTGGGACTTCAAAACAGGGGCTAAGGAGATATTTACCGAAGCAACCAATAGAAGCTACTCTTATCAACTAAACAGGGCTGGGAAGGCTAGTTTTACCCTTCCTATAACCTCAGATAGATTAGCTACTTTCCCAATATATTTAGGAGTGACTAGATTATTGATTTATAGAGAAAATGTTTTGATTTGGGCTGGGGTAGTTTGGGAGATGGAAGAGAATGCCTCAATAGATGAAGGTACAGTTAATGTACAATGTACTGAGATATTTCATATATTATCTGAGAAGAGATATACCTCAAACACATATACAGCCACAGACGCAGGTCAGATAGCTTGGGGCTTGATAAACACAACACAAGGGCTGACAGGTGGTAATTTAGGGCTCACACAGGGTACTATACAGGCAACTCAGAATAGAGATAGAACATATTTAGATGAAAAGATAGGTGAGAAGATTATCCAATTAACCGAAGTTAATAATGGTTTTGATTTTCTAATCACTCCAAGTATCAAAATAAATACATTAGGTGTATTCAATGTATATAGTAAGCGAGGGTCTACAATTACAGATATTGAATTAGAATATGGTGATGGACTAAGAAATAATATACAAGCTTGGCGAAGAGTTAGGACTTTATCTGATATGGCTAATAGTATAATTGTAGAAGGTGAGGGATTGGGAGACGCAAGGTTAACCTCAGCCGCCACTGACTCAACTTTAATTTCAGCCGTAGGACTATTAGAAGATAGAGTACAAGAGAAGTCTATATCTGTACAAGCTACATTAGACACAAGAGCTACAGAAGTCTTAAGAGTAAAGAAAACAGAACAACCCATTTATGATTTAACTCTTAATAATGCTTATGATGACTTTGGTAGATATGATATAGGAGATATAATCACAGTTAAAATTAAAAATGGTTATGTCAATATAAATGCAAATATGAGAATATATGGGATAGAAGTCAGAGTGTCTGATGGTGGTGAAGAGCAAATAAAATTAACAGTGTCTACAATAATCTAAAACATATGAGTACAAGTATCCAAGAGCAAGATTTAATTCAAACAATAAAACATTTAGAGCAAAGAATAAGTGATTTAGAAAGACAACAGAGGACAATTGCTACTACTACTGGAGCTAGTGTTAATGGAGATGATGTTGCTGTAGGTTTACCAGTTTTAGGAGCCAATTCTAAAGGTATAGAAATAAGAAAAGATCTTATTAGATTATATACAAATAATCCTAGTGGAGATATAACTGCTCAAATGGATATAACTTGGGATAGTTGGACAAATGTTATAAATATTCCTTTTTTAACAGCTTTACAAGCTCAACAAATAGCTTTTGTTTCAGTCCCAGCAACAAGCACATCAAGTGGGACAACTGGCGAAATAGCTGCTAATAATACACATCTTTATGTATGTACAGCTACAAACACTTGGCGAAGAGTAGCTTTGAGTACTTTCTAGTCTCATTTGATAAGATAAAAACAATTAAGTTAATTATATGGCAATAGATGTAAGTTTTAGAGACGGTTACTCCACCTCAGCACAAGATTTATCAAGATTCAATAAAAACTTCCTTATCAATGAGGGAGTAGCTAATGATGGCTTAAAAGTTAGTCAATCTGCTGTGCCTGCTATGAGTGTTCAAGTGATTGCAGGTACTTCCTATTTTTATGGGACTGGTACAACTGCTGACACTATGTTTGAGTTTTACTCAGATAGCACTGAAACCGTCACTATCCCAACCGCTTCTGCTCAAGCTAGAATTGATATAGTTTGTTGTAAAGTTGACGCTTCAACTGGTGTAGCTAGTCTTGTGGTAGTCTCTGGAACTCCGTCTGGTTCCCCTGCTGTACCTGCCACACCTGCTTCTCACTATAAATTAGCTGAGGTAGCTGTCGGAGCTGGTGTTACTACAATCACCAATGCCAATATTACAGATACAAGGCGAAGTGTATTTATAATGCCAACTGGAGCTAGAAATCAAGGGCTTATAAATGGTAAAATTGTACCTTCTGTAGCATCTAACAATTTAACTGTAGCAATAAAGACTTTAGCAGATACTGATCCTTCTGCAACTAATCCTGTTGGGATTTGGATTGGAAATCAATTAAGATGGATAACTGGAGCTTTATCTGCATCAGCCAATGCTGGGTTTAACCTATTTAACTCTGGAAGTGCGGAGCTTGCCACTAGAGAGATAGATTATTTTGCGTATATTGGAAACAGAACTTCTGATAATACTTTGTTTGTTGGATTTAGTCGTATTCCTTATGCTAGAGTAATAACAGACTTTTCGGACACAGCAAATAATGAGAAGTATGTAAGGTTTGGAGATGGTTCATTTAACCCTAGCTCCATTATTGGGGCTATTACAAATATAGGAAGGTTTGCTGCTACCCTATCAGCTGGAGCTGGATTTACTTGGACTGTACCTACTTTTACCAATGCTAATCTTATACAAGAGCCTATTTATGAGACGAGGTTATTAACATATAAACCTACATTTACCCCATTTACTACTATGACCATCACTCCTTCTGATGAAACTTGTAGATACCAAATTGAAAATAATAAACTTGTATTTTATTATAGAGCTGTTCTTACACTTGCAGTTACTGCTGACCCTATATATTATGCTAGTTTACCTATAAATGCTTCTAATGATATAGGTACTGGAGTGGCTGAACATAATAACGGAATAGGAGGACAATGTTATATAGATAGTTCATTAAATAAAATATTGGTAAGAAATGAAGGTGCAAATTATTCATTGGGAGGTACTTTTCACAGAATATCAATACAATATCCAATAAATTAAACACTATGAATAACAAGAAATGGTATCAATCAAAAACAATAATAGCTAGTATAATCACTTTAGTTATATCAGCCTTAGAAATAGCCAATACAGCTCTGTTAGGTGGTGGGGTAGATGATACAGCTATAATCACTTTAATCACCTCTGCAGTGGCTATTTATGGGCGAATTACAGCCAAAGACTTTATAGAATAATATGAAAATAGAGCATATCCAAAAACTGGACGAAATTATAGACAATCCTACTATGCACACTACGGAGGAAAAGTTAAATATTGTAATTAGGGTAGTTAGAGATATATCTATACAGGTTAGAGGGCATTACACAG